CGCAGTTGATGCTGGCCACTACCGCTCGATTGGATCGGCGCCGCATCTGCGCTTCAACGAGGACAACTGCCACGCACAGAGCAAGCATGACAACCAGTGGAAGTCTGGGAATGCAGTTGATTATCGGCTTGGGCTAATTGCCAGGATTGGATTGGAACGAGTCGAAGCGTTGGAGGCAGATAACAGCGTCAAGAAATGGACGGTAGATGAGTTGGTTGCAATCCGCGATCATTACCGTAAGAAAGCCAATGAACTGAAGAAACTGATAGGAGAAAGAGGATGATTTGCCCAAATGATGGTCAGCGCCTTAGCTGCATGGATACCAGGCAAAGAGAAGGCTATGTAAGCAGAAATTATCGTTGCTCTTATTGCGGCGAGCGCTTTGTCTCAGCAGAGTTTTTTAGAGAAAAGCAAGTAGGTGGCCGAAAATCTCGCATGGTACAGGGTGATTCCTTTGGAGCCGCCCAAATCCGCGAAATAAAAGCGACCATAGCTGACAAACTTCGATCTGTGCTTGATGACCTGGAAAAATCATGATGCAACTAATTTACAACACTTTGCGCGGCTATCTTCCCTACACCAATGATCGCCGCAACCAGGCTAAACGCATCCTCGGCTGGGCGATAGCGTTCTCTTGCTGGATTCCTTTGGTGTGGATATGGTTGGCTTGCTGTGAAGGAGGGAAATGATGGACAAAAAAACAGTTTTACGAATGGCAGAGAAAGCAGGCCTGGGACAAGTGGCAAACTTGTCTACTCTTGAGTGGAAAGGTGGCGCTCAGTCTAGCTTGATTGAATTTGCCGAACTTATAGCTGCTGTTGAGCGTGAACGTTGCATAGATATCGTTCTAGCGACAGCCCTTAATCGTAAAACGCTTGGTGAGCAGATTAGGACCGCTGATCTTGCAACAGAAATTCGAGCTTCAAGTAAACGTTAAGCAACGCTCCGTAAGATTTCACAACTAAGTGCTTGCGGGAATTAATGACAGTAGGATAGAATTTTGCGTAATGGTGTGGTAGCCAGAGCAAATGGAGAGCATGCAGTCCAAGGCCGTTTAAGTCTTGGGCGCTGTTGAGAAAGAGGGAACTGAAGCATGATCTCCGCTCTCTTTCTCTCTACCTCCAGCGCCCAAGACTTAAATGGCTTTTTGCATTTCTGGGCCACATCATTCGTACTCCGCACGATAGCAAGCATGAACCTCGATGGCGCGGAAGAAAAGAGTAGCGGTAGCTCAGAACATCGGGCCTAGGGCAACTACCCTAACAATCCGCTGGCTGGCGTAGATCCATGAGCCAGGGGCATACGGTGAAAATCCGTAGCAGCATGGAATCCGGTTTACCGGGGTGACGCTCACTCGCTTTCTTTTCCTGTTGGGGAAGGGGGGCGTTTGGGTGAAAGTAATAAAAATCTACCGATAGGAGAAGATGATGTGGCCATTTGACATTGCACGCAAAAAGCGTGAAGCGGAGCAGAAAAAGCAAGCTGAGGCAAAAAAACGTCTGCGGGAAGAAAGCGAAGAGATGCAGCGCCGATTGGCTATGTCTCTACAGGCAGCAAACAATGCACGTTCTTTCCATAACAGGCCGACCTATATTTCATCGACAGCAGCTTCTCCTGCTGCCAGCGATTGGACAAGCGATTTGCTAAACCCTTTGAATGTTCTGAGTCCTATTAGCCCATTCAATCCATTCATGCATTCTTCGTCATCTGAATCGAGCGACTGCTCTTCTAATTCTTCGGACTACAGCAATAGCTATTCGAGCGGTTCGGATTCATCTTCCTCTTATTCGTCCTCCTCCTCAGACGATAGTTGCTCGTACTCTAGCAGCGATTCTGGCTCTAGCTATTCTTCGGACTGAGGGACATATGCGAGCGACTATCGAAATTGAGATTGATCTGCTGATGGATAGCATTGCTGGAATTAGCGAAGCCCTGCACGCAGCTGCTGATGAGATCAAGGCATACACTCCGGTTCGAAAAGGTCTAGGAATTTACCTTATAAGCAGAAATGGAACAGATATGGGCTGCGTAGCATTGTTTGGTGGCGCACGCGATAATTTGATGAAGGAGGCCGCATGAATGAATTGCCTGATTGGATCCCATTGGATGCCTGGGAAGGCTGGATTCAGATGCGCAAGGAGACATTGCGTAAACCTCTGAAGACCGAGCGTGCTTTTAAGCTTGCTATCAATACACTAGAGAAGCTGCGATCTGAAGGAAATGACCCGGGTGCTGTTCTGGATCAATCGACGCTGAAAGGCTATCAAGGTCTCTTCGCTGTTCGCGTTGAACGTCGCGGCTTACCTAAAGGCGCTCAGGTTTCATCATTGGGCAAATGCGGCCAGATCACGGCCAATAACGCGCAGGATTGGTTGGAGGAACAATGCTAGACAATCTTGAAGAAAAGCGCCGCTTCGCCTCTCTCATGGTTGCCCTTGCAGACTACTACAAGCAAGAAATCAGCAAGGGCGTCATGGCTCTCTATTGGGAAGGACTGAAGCGATACGACTACGCTGCTATCGAGAAGGCAGCTTGGGCACATACGCAAAGCCCGGACGAGTCGGGCCGCTGGATGCCGAAGATCAGCGATCTGACCAAAGTTCTGCAAGGCTCGACTAAAGACCAAGCAAGTCTCGCCTGGAGCAAAGTTGACCGCGCAATCCGAACTGTCGGGACTTATACCGATGTCGCATTTGATGACCCACTTATCCACAGAGTTATCCAGGATATGGGCGGCTGGGTCCACATTGGCTCCAAAGACGATGACGCATGGCCCTTTGTCGCCAAGGAATTCGAGAACCGATATCGCGGCTACAAGATGAAAGATGAGAAGCCGGATTACCCGCGCAAGATGATCGGCATTGCCAGCTCTCAAAACGGCGCGCAAGGCATCCAGTTCAACGCAGGAACGGTTTTAATCGGTGATGAGCAGAAGGCCATCGCTGTGATCAAAGGCGGTTCAGAATCGGCTGCAATCAGTTTTACGCGGATGGAAGTTCCAAAGATCGAAGCACAATAACCTGAAGGAGAAGAAGATGGCATTTGATGACGGCGTTGGCGCAGCAATGGAATTGGCGCAAATGAAAGAAAGGCAACAAGCACTGAAAAAGCATATCGACTCTGCTAATGATATGGCTACTAGAATTAATAATGCGGCACTTCGTGACCAGTTTGCTATGCATGCTTTACAAGGAATGATGGCAAATGGATTTGTTCCCAACAGGAATGTTGTATACGGCAACGAAAATCACGATATGTTCGCAATTGAGGCATATCGGATGGCTGATGCGATGCTTAATGCGAGGAAATAATGCGCACATTTCTCGACCATCTAAACGGCATGCAGGCGGACCAGATTATCGCCTGGACATTCATTTGCAGCTTGCCATTTATCGGAGCCTATGCGCTGAAGCAGATCATTGAAGCTGCATGCGAGCTTTATGGAGCATTGGCTGAGCGGCATGCCGACAACAAGGAGAAATGAAATGTGGGCCTACATTCATAAAGCATGTGGGAAAGCTGCATTTCTGCTTACTGAAATGCCGAAAAAATATGCAGTTTGCGACCATAGCAAAGCACAACATCTTGACGGATCTCCGATTGAGCCATATTCGGCGATGATCTGCGATTCATGCGGAAAGCAAATTGAAAATCCGCCACAGGTCGAAAATATTATTCCATGGGGAATAACAGAATGAACCAGGGTAAATACAAAGGCGCTGGCATCGGCTATACACGGATGAATGCAATCATGGCTCATCTCCGGCATGAGGATCTGACATGCGAGGAAGTAGCTCAGGCAATCCACATGGAGCACAATCAGACGCGAAAGTACATGAAGCACCTTTGCGATTGCGGAAAGCTGACCTTCACGCAACTGGATCATCAAACGCCACGAATCTACAGCATTCTGCCCGACGCGACTGATTTTCATGTTCCTGAACCGATCAAGCCGCCAATGGCATCAAGAGCAACTGGAAAGAAGATCGGACGACCAGCAAATCAACCTGGCGCTATTGGGAAGTATGAGAAGGGCGAACAGCGAAGGATTTCAGTTCTGCCAGCACGAAATGAAGGCAAGAAACGTGATCCATTGGTAGCAGCATTGTTTGGGGAGGCGGCATGAATGACATTGGCGATATCCTCATATTCCTAGGTGCAGCTTTTATTGGCGGTATCGCGGGAATTTATGTGACCGATTTCATCTTCGATCTTTTGGGGCTATAGCATGATTGATGAACTTGAGAAGAAGCAAAACGAAATGCCTAGCGCATTTCCGAATGGGAATCTATTTCCAGGCAATCGAGGACTGACGATGCGGGATGCGTTTGCTATTGGCGCCCTTCCTGCACTGGTTCAGCATCTTTGGAATGCAGAAGCGATTTGGCTGCCACAGATTGCTGAGGAAGCTTATGCATTGGCCGATGCAATGTTGAAGGCCAGAGAGAAATCATGATAGACTGAATTCCTCTGACCGTAAGAACTCTGGGCAACCAGCGATTCACTCCCGTAAGGAGTGGCTACACGCATGCTGATTGAAAATCCGCGATATGGGAGTCGCGCTTCTCCGTTAGGAGGTGAATATCCCTTCAGTCAGCAGTCGTGTGGTGAAATGCATTCTTTAGATGGTTACCACTTGCCCAAGGCAGCCCAGATCAGCATTAATTGCGATATCTGATTTCAACAGGCATAACTCGCCAAGAGTAAGCAGATGGTAACCATGTGGTGAATGCGCAGGCTGATGCGCGCGGGCTGGCCGTCCGTCATGGGCCAAAAACCAAGCTGACACCGTATCGGATGCCGGAGATCAGTACCGGCCACCACAATCCTTGCATTGCCAACAAACAAGCACTACACTAACTCCAGATTCATCTTCTCTCTGAAGGCTTAGCCAGATACCAGCCCTGGCAGCGATCTTAAAAGCCGACATCCAAAGTCGGCTTCTTTTTTATGGGGCGATCATGGCAAAGCTAACAGCAGCAAAGCGTAACAATCTTTCGAAATCCTCTTTCGGCCTTCCTGGCTCTGGCAAATATCCAATGCCGGATAAAGCACATGCGGCTAACGCAAAAGCCCGCGCAACGCAGCAAGTGAATGCGGGTAATCTGTCGCCATCTTCCAAGGCCAAGATCGATGCTAAAGCCAACAAGATCCTCAAAAAATAATCATGCCTTGGACTCCCAAACAAAACCGGCTATTCCAAGCCGCTGCGCATAATCCCAAGATTGCTAAAAGCGCTGGCATTCCACAAAGCACGGCAAAGAAACTTGCCGCAGAAGGCGTAAAGAAAACATCTTTGTCAAAGCCAACAAAGAAGTAAGTTGCCCATAAGGTAGCAAAACGGCATACTTTCGGTAACTCATCAAGAGGTGCTGAATATGAATGCCGAATACGATACCGCAATAGCTTCGCTGGGCAACTATGGTGTCTTTGTACGCCGCGTCACAGGACTGGGGCAAGTCACCATTGCGGGAACTGGAGTCGCTGCCAATGACATTTGGCCCAATGGTGGCCTTTATCCTTGGATGACGGGCCTAACAACGCTTGAAGTTGTCTCATCCAGTGCAAACGATTCGGCAGCAGGAACCGGCGCACGCACAGTTACCATTAGCGGCCTGGATGCGACATACACTGAAATTAGCTCCACGGTCACGATGAACGGGACGACGGCAGTTGTCATTCCAATTCAATTCCTTCGCGTCAATTCCATCTCAATAGCTTCCAACGGCACAAGCCGCCGCAATGAAGGAACAATCACCGTTCGAGATTCGCCAGGCGGCACGGCTCGCTCGATCATTCCAATTGCATCGGTAGCCGATTTAAGTCCAGCCATTTCCAAACAGGCGCAATATACCGTGCCTGCTAACCATACGTTGCTCATTTACGACATTGATATACAGATCAATTCGTCTGCTGGTGGTGGCGGACAGTCTAAAGGCGCGGACGTTCTTTTCTATTTCGCCAGTTCGAATACGAGTCTGCCTATTCGTCTGCCGCGAGCATTGACCTGCACTGATATCGGCAACGGCAAAAGCCTGGACCCGAAAACACAAGTGCCAGTGCTTGAGAAAACTGATTTCGGACTGCGAGCAAGCTATACGAGTGCAGCAGGCGTAATTCTTTCCGGCTCATGGGAAGGATTGTTATTCCGTCGCACTGCATAAGTGATACAATTTGGCAACTATTAACCTAGCTCGACAGCGAGGAAGATAATATGTCAGGCCAAAAAAGTCACAATGATTCCGCAGAGACACAAGAAGTATCCGAAAACACGGGATTAAACCAAGAAATTGTTAAATCGGTGCCGAAAAAGACTGGGCGTCCTTCAAAATATAGCGAATCCTTAGTGAATTCTATCTGCGAGCGTATAGCGAATGGTGAGCCATTGCGGCAAATCTGCCGTGAAGATGGAATGCCAGCTTGGACGACGATCTATAGCTGGATCAATGCGAATAAGGATCTTTCCGAACGCTTCGCGCATGCGCGTACTCTTGGTGAGGACTGCATCGCCCAGGAATGCCTAGATATTGCTGATAACGCATCCAATGATTGGATGGAATATTACGATAAGGAAGGCGAATCGCTTGGCTGGAAATTGAACGGTGATCATGTTCAGCGTTCTAAACTCCGAATCGAAACACGCCTAAAATTGCTGGCAAAATGGAATCCAAAGAAATGGGGCGAGAAACAATCGCTTGAACATTCTGGCCCTGATGGTTCTCCACTTACCGTAGAGATTGTCCGATTTGGAGCACGTGATGAGCAATAATAATGGCTATGAAATTATTGAAATCACATCACAAATCGCTCTTTCCGAAGAAGAAATTAAGCTTCGAATGTATGACGATTGCTTGATGACATATAAGAATCTTTCTAAGAATTGCACTGATGCAGAGAAAGAAAGAATGTGGGAGATTCTTACATCCCGTGGCGATGAGAAACTAATGTACGGCCCTAAGCCTAGTGATGAGAATCAGGCTTCCTAATAATTGGGAGCCACGCAGCTATCAAATGGCTGCTTGGAACTACCTAGAACGAGGCGGCAAGCATGCCGAATTGGTATGGCATCGCCGAGCTGGCAAGGATGAGGTTGGCCTTCATCGTACAGCGGTAGCTGCTTTCGAACGAGTAGCGACCTATTGGTACATGCTCCCCCAAGCTGCTCAGGCCCGCAAAGCTATTTGGGATGCGATCAATCCTCATACTGGTAAGCGACGGATTGACGAAGTATTCCCGCTTGAATTGCGATCCAATACACGTGAACAAGACATGATGATCAAGTTTCGCAATGGCGCAACTTGGCAAGTCTTAGGATCAGACAATTTCAATTCTGCTGTTGGTTCTCCACCTGCTGGTGTGGTTTATTCCGAATGGGCATTGGCTAATCCAGCAGCCCGTGCTTACTTACGCCCAATCCTTGCAGAAAATTGTGGGTGGCAAATTTACAACACTACGCCACGTGGTAAAAATCATGCATTCCGTACTTATGAAACTGCCTTAACTTTGCCTGGCGCATTTGCACAGCGACTGACGGCATTAGAGACTGGCATCTTCACACTTGAGCAATTAGAAGCTGAGCGAGCAATTTATGTCGCTGACTATGGTGAGGATCAAGGTAATGCACTATTTGAACAAGAATTCATGTGCAGCTTTGAGGCGGCAATTCTCGGTGCATATTATGGTGCCGAGCTTCGTCGGGCTAATGAAGAAGGCAGAATGGTTCATAACCTATGGGACGAGAATCTCAAAGTTCATGTCGCATTCGACCTCGGTTATGACGATGATACAGCTATCTGGTTCTTCCAAGTCTCGCGTAACCAAGTCCGATTCATCGATTGTTATTCAGCTAGTGGGCAAGACGTCGAGCATTACTCCAAGATCCTGCGTGACAAGCCATATTGCTATGCTGAGCATATCTGGCTGCCACACGATGCTAAAGCCAAGACATTGGCAGCTCGAGGAAAGAGTGTAGAGCAACAATTCCGCGATTTAGGGTGGAAACCGCGCATTACTCCTGATCTTTCTTTGCAAGTCGGGATACAAGCTGCTCGTAAAACTTTTCCACAAGCATACTTTGATGTGGGAAAATGCACAGGAATTGATGCATTGACACAATATCGACGCGAGTGGGATCAGGATAAACGATGCTTCCGTGATCATCCATTGCACGATTGGACTAGTCACTATGCAGACGCATTCCGCTATGCTTGTATCGTTTGGCGCGAGGAAATGGCTCCAAAAGTGCAAGAAGTGGCAAAATATGCTACACATCAGACAATTGACCAGATTATTGCGGCGCATCGTCGCCAGAAATACGGAGACTGACCATGCAACTGACATTCTCGACATATAGCGGATATATTGCCGTCACTCCATCGGATACAACTCGTCTTAATTGCCGAGCAATTTATGTAGCGGGAACTGGAGATGTGGCATTGTCTGTCGATGGCACGACGGCGTCTGTAGTATTCAAGACAGTTCCAGGCGGAGCAATTCTGCCGATTAATCTGGATCAGGGCCGCATTCTAGCTACTGGCACTACCGCAACCAATATCGTTGCCCTGCAATAATGGCTGACATTAACGCATCTGCTGGTGGTCAGGTTGAGACTGTCGAAGAATTCGGCATGTCTCCGCAGCGCAAAGTAGCTCGATGGCTGCTTGAACTTGATTTGGCCGATAAGCGCGAAAAGGATTGGCGAAAGCGTTGTGCTGAAATCTGGGAGAAATACCGCCAGAAAGATTACAAACGCAATCCATTCAATATCATCTGGAGCAACACGGATACGCTGTTGCCATCCATTTACAATAGCCAGCCTAAACCGGATGTACGCCGCCGCTTCCGTGACGCTGATCCGGTGGGCAAAGCTGTATCGGAAGTACTGAGCCGAGCGTTGGAATTCTCGCTCGACACCTACGACTTTAACTCGGTAATGACTGCTGATGTTCTGGATATGCTGCTGCCAGGGCGTGGTGTCTCGCGTGTGCGTTATGTTCCGAGCTTGCGTGAATCGGCTGAAATCCGCGAAGAACTGCCGGATGATCGCATTGAAGGCCAGACAAATGAAGATGACGATCAACCGCCATCAGAAGAGTTAGCATGGGAGCAAGTCATTGCAGAACACGTGCAATGGGATGACTATCGCGAAGGCCCAGGTAAAACATGGGACGAGATCCCATGGTTAGGCTATAAGCATCGCATGACTCGCGAAGAGCTAGTGCAGAAGTTCGGCGAAGAAATTGGTAATGCGGTGACGATGGATGCAAGCGCCGATGAAGAAGTGACCAAGCATCGCGATGAAGTGATCCGTGAAATCTTCAAGACTGCTGTAGTATGGGAAATCTGGGATAAGGATACTCGCAAGGTAATCTTTGTCAGTTCTGGCTATCGTGTAGGTCTATTGAATGAAATCGATGATCCGCTCAACCTTATTGGCTTCTTCCCTTCTCCTCGTCCTCTTCGTGCAATCCGTGATTCTTCCAGCAATTGTCCTATTCCGCTGCCTGACTACTATCGTCAGCAGGAAGAAGAGCTAAATAAGATCACCAATCGCATCGGGCGTCTGATTAATGGTCTGAAGCTGCGCGGTGTCTATGACGCTACGCTGACGGAATTGTCTGAGCTGATGCGTGGTGAGGATAATGATCTGATCGCAGCGCAGAATGTCACTGAACTGCTGGAGCGTGGCGGTCTGGAGCGCGCTATCTGGTTCATGCCTATTGAACAGGCAGCTAATGTTCTAATGGCGCTCTATCAGCAGCGTGACCAGGTCAAGCAGACCATCTACGAAATCACGGGCATTTCGGACATCATGCGCGGCGCTACGCAGGCGCAAGAATCGGCTACGGCCCAGCGTATCAAAGCCAACTTCGGCAGTATTCGCGTGCGTGATGACCAGGCTGAAGTGCAGCGATATGTAAGAGATATCCTACGCATCAAAGCTGAAATTATTGCTGAGCGCTTCCAGCCTGAAACTCTTTATGCGATGACTGGCTTGCAATTCCCTGATGCTCAACAGAAGCAACAGGCGATGATGCAGTATCAGCAGCAGGCACAAATGGCTCAGCAGCAAGGTCAGCAGCCTCCGCCGCCACCTCAGATCGCGAATATCCCAAGCTGGCAAGAAATCATCGGCGTGATGCGTGATGATGCGATGCGCACGTTCAAAGTGGATATTGAGACGGATTCGACTGTCGCGGCCGCAATGGAAGACGATATGTCCGGCTTACAAGAGGCAATGACTGGTCTTGTAGGTCTGATCAATGGCTTCGGGCCGGTCGTGCAGCAAGGCGCAATGCCAATCGATACGCTGAAAGAATTGATGCTAGTTGTCGTTCGTCGCTCGCGGATGGGTAATGCCATCGAGGACGCGATTGAGAAGATCCAGCAACCGCCTCCGAAGCAGGATCAACCGGCGCCAGCAGTTCAAGTTGCTCAGATCAAGGCTCAGCAAGACGATAAGAGCGCTCAGCAAGACGCTCAGCTTGAACAAGCAAAACTTGCGTCTGAAGAACGATTGGCTGAGAAGCAAGCTCAACTTGATGCCTGGGTAGCTCAACAACAGCAAATCGCGCAGCAACAGCAAGCCGAAGCTCAGGCGCGAGTAGACCTACAAGTTAAGCAGATGGAATTTGCCATGGAACAGCGCATGGGCCAGATGCAAGCAATGTTGGCCGAGCAAAGCAAAGAACGTGATCGACAATTGCAGATCATCTTGCAGACCATGAAGGGCGAACAAGCTATCCAAACGGCTGAAATCGGCAAATTGACGGTAGAGACGCCTGATCAAGCTGCTGCAGCACAGGGAGACTTCAATGCCGGTGTATGAGTCCCGTTGCCGAGCATGCGGATCAGTGCATGAATATTTCCGCACCATCGCTAATTGCATGGATACACCGGTCTGCTGCGCAGCGCCGACTGAAAAGGTGATTCTGACAGCTCCTTTCGGCCAAGTTGATTTGCCAGGCTACGAGTCACCGATTACTGGCGAATGGATCGAAGGGCGAACTGCACGGCGCAATGATCTAGCAAAGCATGGCTGCCGTCCATGGGAAGGCATGGAACAGGAACAAAAGCATGCCGCCCAAGCTCGGGCAAAGATTGATGCACAAATCGACAAAGAAATTGAAACTGCTGCCGTCGATGCATGGCAGGCGCTGAAACCGGAACAACGAAAGGCGCTTGAAAGCGCAAACTGATTTTGTAACCAACGGAGAAAACCATGGCTGATATCGAACAGGCGACCCTGGACGACGAAACCACGCAAGAGCCTGAGCAATCAATGGAAGACACCATTGCTGCGACTTGGGAAGCTATTCAAGCACGTGATTCTGGGGAAGAAGAAGTAACTGAGGAACCAGAATCTCGTACTCGGGATGAACAAGGCAAGTTCAAGGCGAAAGAGCAGGAAGAAGCGCCTGAGCAAACTCAGCAAATCGAACAGACTCAGCAAACAACCGAGCAAGGACAAGTCCCAGGTTGGATGCAAATGGGCCTGCGCAAAGCTGAAGCTGAAGCCGTGGCAAAAGCTCCGAAGGAAGCACAGGAAGCATTCGAACGTCGCATGCGCGAAAGCCAGGAAGGTCTCAAACGCATGCATGAGCAGCTAGGCCCAAAAGCTCAAGCTGCCGACCAATTTGAGCAGGCAATTGCGCCATTTAAGCAAACAATGGCACAACTTGGCGTCGAACCGCACATTGCAGTACAAAATGTGCTTGCAGCAGAACATGGCTTGCGCTATGGTAACGAACAGCAACGTGCAACTCATGCGTTGCAATTGATGAATTCGTACGGTATCAATCTGAATACGCTGTTTGCGATTGCAAGTGGCAATCAATCACCGGCTCAACAGCAGGTGGCCATTCCCCAACCTCAACAGCAAAGAGATTTTAGCAGTGCAGTCGATGAGGCTGTCGAAGCGCGTTTCGCCCAACAGGAAATCGCTCAATTCGCGTCTCAACCAGGTCATGAGCATTTTGAAGAACTGCGTCCGTTGATGGCATCCCTGATGACATCAGGCGCTGCGCAGAAACTTGACGATGCTTATGACCAAGCCCTTCGTGCGCATCCAGTTCATGGACAAGCTTGGCTGACCAAACAGTTAGCAGATCAAGAAGCCCAGCGAAAAGCGGAAGCAACGAAGAAAGCACAGGAGGCTCGCCGAGCCGCTGCTCCGAATGTTGCCCGTCGTGGCACTCTTCCAGCAGCAAAAGCGGTGGGCACCATTGATGACACGATCCGCGAGACGGCACAACGTCTTGGATTGATTTCTTAAAGGAGTAAAACATGGCCTCTCCCGGTCAAAGCACGCTGTTTAACAGCTTTACGGAACTGGTATCGACCACTTACCGTAATCACTCGAAAGAAGTAGCAGACAACGTTTCCAAGCACAATGCTCTGTTCCGCCGTATGACGGAAAAAGGCAAGATTCGCTTGGAAGATGGTGGTCTGTCCATCGTCCAGCCTCTGGACTACGCGAACAACTCGACCTATCAGCGCTATTCCGGCTTTGATGTGCTGAACATCAATGCTGTAGATGTGCTGTCGGCAGCCGAATACCCATGGCGTCAAGTCGCCGTGAACGTCGCTGCTTCCGGTCTGGAAATTCGTACCAACTCGGGCGCAAACCGCATTATCAACTTCGTGAAAGCGAAGATCAAAAATGCTCAGCGTTCCATGGCTAACGGTCTGTCGGTCGATATCTATTCGGACGGCACCGCAGCTAACCAGATCAACGGTCTGCAAGCGCTTATCGCCGATGCTGGCACCGGTACTGTGGGTGGTATCAATTCCACCACTTTCCCATTCTGGCAAAACGCCGTGCAATCTGCTGCTGCTCCGATCCAAGGTGGTGGTGCGATTACTCCAGGCCCAACCACGATTGAATCGCTGATGCTGCCGATGTACATCCGCCTGACTCGTGGCATGGATCAACCTGACATGATCGTGATGTCCGATGACTACTTCGCGTTCTTCGAGCAATCGCAGACTTCGCTGAAGCGTTATTCGAGCGATACCGGTCCTACCACTGGCACTGCTGGCTTCGTGAGCCTGAAATACAAGAATGCTGACGTGTTCTTCGATTCCTCGGGTGGTATCCCAGCACAGCACGCCTATTTCATCAACACCGACTACATGGATCTCGTCGTGCATCAGGATGCGAACATGGAAATCATGCCAGAACTGCGCTCGGTGAATCAGGATGCAATCGTGATCCCTATTCTGTTCCAGGGCAATCTGTGCGTTTCTAACCGTTTTTTGCAAGGGGTCATGAAGAGTTGAGCAGGGCGTGTTAAAATATGGCGTTGTTCATTTTATGGAGAACGCCATGAATTATCACGATTTGATTGGGCAGCGATTCGGTTTGCTTTTGGTTGTTGGTATAGAGAGAGAAGCAGGCAAGAACGTCATGCCATTGATGGCATGTCAATGTGATTGCGGTAAAAAATCTACACCACAGCCTTATACTCTGCTTCGAGGAACCACTAAATCATGTGGATGCCTACAAATTGCGAAAGCAACGAAGCATGGGCAAGCGTATGGGAAAAACGGCAGCAAGACTTATATGGCATGGTCGCAAATGAAAGCTAGATGCGATAATGAGAGAAATAAGTCATATGCTGATTATGGTGGCCGAGGAATCAGCTACTGCGAAAGCTGGAAGAATTTTGCAAACTTCCTTGCTGATATGGGTGAAGCGCCAATTGATCTAAGTTTGGATCGTATTGATAATTCGCTAGGTTATTCGAAGGAAAACTGTCGTTGGGCTACGTCTAAACAACAAAGCAATAATCGACGGAATACTAGGATGATCGAATATCAGGGCAAGAAATGGCCTAAGCAGGAACTAGCAGAAGAATTTGGCATTAGCGCCTCTACGTTGATGAGCAGATTGCGAAGCGGTTGGCCAATTGAAAAGGCTCTGATTCATCCTGTGAATCTTTTGAAGGCATCTAAACGAATTAAAGGAGTCATCTCATGACAACCGCAGCAAATAACACCGCCGTTGCCGGGTTTTCCGCCGTAGGCAACTGGTTCATTCCTGACAATATCCAGCGCCATCCTCTGGGCACGATCATGTCTGTGATCGATCCTTTCTGGGGTGGCCAGGAAATTGTCTATTGCAGCTTCCCTGCATCCACCGCTCTGCGCGTTGGCACTTGCGTTGTTTATGACAATGCATTCAGCGCTACTGCCGTCCCGAATACTGCCAACCTGGGCCAACCTCTGGCCTTTGTGCTGAACTCTGTGCCTAGCGTGGCAGCGGTTCAATATGGCTGGGTTGTATTCGGCGGCAAGATTCCGGCTTACTCCAATGCTTCCGTCGCAGCGAATGCGGCAATCGGCATTGTGGCTGCTGGCCAACTGGGTGCAAACTCGGCTGGTAAGCAGGTGCTGGATTCCAAAGTTCAAGCAGCCGCTACGACTACTGTTGCCAAAAGCAATGTGGTTACTCAGAACGGCTCGCCGAAACTGTTGGCATCGAATACTGACGGCTGGTTTGTCGGTATGCCAATCTCCGGTACTGGTATCCCTGCTTCGACCACTGTGTCGTCGCTAGACCCAGATAACCGCACTGTGGTGATGAGTGCCAATGCAACTGCAACTGGCGCTGTGACTGTGACGGGCACTTACAATGACGGCACCAGCTTCTGGAACGTCCTGTATGTGAATCGTCCTCTGGCACAGGGTGCGATTACTTAATCGCGAAGGGGCTTCGGCCCCTTTATTCTTCAGAGCCTTCCGACAAGGGTTCTGAACAATAAATCCCCTACAGGAGAAATCTCATGCAATTGCATCAAGCCCGTCCACCTTACGTTGAATTCCGCCAAATCGCTATTGAAGATCGTCAGGCGACGATTGAAAAGGGCCGTCGTGTCACTAAAGACATCAATATGGCCTTCATCATGCAGCCAGGTGGCCGCGATCAAGTCGAAAAAGTAGCTGAGGAATGGCTGTCTCAGATTAAGCACAAAATGCTTTCTGGCGCTCCCGATGCTTATCCGCTTGAATGGGTGGATGCCTTCCGTAAGAAATTCGACATGTGGAAAGAAGGCATTGAGGCGCCTCCTGACGGCATGAATCTGCGTGAAGTAAGCTTCCTCTCTCCATCCGCAGTTCAAAATTATCAAGCCATGGGGATTATGACTGTGGAAGATCTGGCTGGAATGGATGAGGTAGCCATGCAGAATGTTGGCATGGGCGCTCGTTCTGACCGTGATAAGGCACGTGCTTATCTGAAATCTATTCAAGATCATGGCGCCGCTACGGAAGAAGTTGCAGCCTTGCGCGCCCAGGTTGAAACGCAGAATCAGACGATTGCTGAATTGCGTGATGTGATTGGCGATCTGAAACTGCAAATTGATTCGACGGCTCCACGCCGTGGGCGTCCACCAGCTAACGCGAACTAACTATGACTTGCCTCTCCATCATTCAATCTGCAAGCGCTCGACTTGGTCTGATCAAGCCGACTTTCGCTTTTGCATCGCAGGATCTTCAAATTCAGCAATTGCTGGAACTATTGAATGAGGAGGGGCAAGAACTTGCCAATCGTGCCAATTGGACGGCATTGGATCGTGAGATTTCGTTTACGACAGTGGCTAGTATTGACCAAGGACTGATCAATACGATTGCGCCTGGCTTTTCGTTTATCATCAACGATACGATCTGGAACCGTTCTCTCCGTCGTCCAGTCTTCGGCCCTCGTACACCGCAAGAATGGCAGCAGCAGCTCGCATTTGCGATTAACGGGCCTTGGTCGAACTTCCGTATCGAAAATGGCGTTCTCCGCATGTTCCCGGTTCCTGTGGCTGGTCAATCGTGCTACTTCGAATATGCTTCGAAGAATTGGGTATCTACAGCGACTGCGACAACTGCATCTACGTGGACAAGCGATAACGATACGTCATTGCTCGATGAAACGATCATGACGCTTGGCTTAATCTGGCGCTTCCGCAGCGCTAAAGGTCTGCCATATGCTGAAGATCAGGACAAGTACGAGAAGCGTGTCATGAATGCGATTGCTCGTGATGGTGGTAAGGATGCCCTCAATCTCGATAACGCGAAATACGACATCTTCCCTGGCGTTGTAGTGCCTTCTGGTAGCTGGGGTACGTAATGGCTCGCCTGAATTTCGCTCAGAAGGCACAGCCTGCCTCTGTGACTTTCAGCATCCCCGCACCTATTGGCGGCCTGAATGCTCGCGATGGTCTGGCGCAAATGCCACCAACCGATGCAGTAAAACTGGAAAATTGGTTTCCTACTCCATCCACCGTTGACCTGCGTGGTGGCTCGGCTGTCTGGGCTACTGGACTTGGTGGCAATGTCGAAAGCTTGATGATGTATGGCGGCTTGACTGGCAATAAATTGCTTGCGGCCGCCGATGGCAATATTTATGACGTTTCGGTTACTGGTGCGGTTGGCGCGCCTTTATGGACCGGTAATACGAATGCGCGTTGGCAGCATGTAAACTTTGGTTCTACTGCTGCGAATGGCCAATTTCTTGTGATGGTCAATGGCGCCGATTTGCCATTAATCTACAATGGGACTCAAGTTCAAGTAGCGGCCACGACCACGACTGCTCAGACGATTAGCTCGATTACCCGTGTCGGCACTTTAGCGACACTGACAACTGCGGCTCCGCATGGCCTAGTAACTGGCAATGTCGTCACCATCAGCGGCACGACTCCCGCAGGATTCAGCGGAACATATCGCATTACTGTCACCAGTCCAACGACGTTCACTTATGTCATGTCTGCTGACCCGGGCGGCAATGCAACTGTGGTAGGAACATATGTAGTGATCTTCGGAATTACTGGCGTTGATCCGCATTTGTTCATTCAGGGTGTCAGCTTTAAGCAACGGCTGTATTTTGTCGAAAAAGACAGTTTCCGTTGCTGGTATCTGCCAGTAAATTCTATTGGTGGGGCAGCGCAATCGCTTGAGTTTGGCGGCATGTTCAAACTCGGTGGCGCTTTAATGGCTGTTGCTACTTGGTCGGTCGATAATGCAGCCGGTATTCAGGAATATTTTGTCGCGATTTCGACGCTCGGCGAAGTAGTCGTATATCAGGGCTTCGATCCTACAAATGCGGCTAACTGGTCAATCGCATATCACTTCCGCATTGGTCGTCCAATTGGTCGCCGATGCTTTGCTAAGCTCGGAAGTGATTTGGTATTCATTACTGCTGATGGAGCATTCCCACTCTCAAAAGGCTTGCTTACTGATCGATATCAGACAGACCAGGCTTTGTCAGCGAAGATCCAGAATTTGATCAATGCTGATGTGCAGGCATTCAATGCCAATTTTGGATGGCAGATTATTCTGTATCCGATTGGCAACAAAGTGATCGTGAATGTCCCTCAATTTGAGGACAACACGAGCTATCAATATGTGATGAATACAATCACACGTGCCTGGACAAAGTTCACCGGCTGGAATGCCTATTGCTGGGAGCTTTACAACGATCAGATTTTCTTTGGGACCGCCAATATTGTCTATCAGGCCGATGTAGGTTTTTCCGATGCAGGCAATGCGATTTCCTGCGAGGCGCTTCAGGCATTCAATTATTTCGGCGCATCGCAACAGAAGTTCTTTACGATGATGCGGCCAGTCCTTTATGGAACAACCGGTCTATCGCCTTCGTGCTTGATGAATGTGGATTTCGATACGACCACAGCGCCCCAGGTTACCTCGGTTACATCTGGTGGCTTTACTTTGTGGGGAAGCCCATGGGGAAGCCCATGGACAACGCCTAATAGCACCGTGAGGGTATGGCATAACGCTTCGGGGATTGGATATGCTGGTGCGCCACATATCTCAATGAATGTCATGAATACTGTCTGCAAATGGCAAAGTACCGATGTTGTCTATCAACAAGGTGGAACGCTATGAGCATGATCTTTTATGGCGATTCGGCCCGGGTGAAAGAATGGATGACGCAGAAACTTGCTCATCCACTTCAAGGCGAATGCCATACAACGATTGCCTTGATTGAAAACGATGAAATTCGTGGTGCCGCCTGGTTGGAAGGCTACAATGGTGCAAGCGTATCGATTCATGTTGCAGGAGCCGAAAAAGGATGGGCAACACGTGAATATCTGCGAGCAGTGTTTCATTACGTGTTCAATGTGCTTAAATGCAAAAAATTGCTCGGAACAGTATTAGAATCGAATCTAGCGGCCCGTCGCTTTGATGAAGGGCTTGGATTCAAAATGGAGGCATTCATCAAAGATGTGGCGCTCGACGGCGGCCTGATTATCTACTCGATGACCCCTGAAACTTGTAAGTATCTGGAGAAATGACATGGGATTCCTGAGTAAGCCAAAACCGCCAAGCGCTACCGATACGGCGAATGCGCAGACCGGTTCGAACATCAATACGGCGATTGCCAATGCCAATCTGAATCGTGTGGATCAGTACTCTCCTTATGGATCGAGTACTTATACCATTACCGGCTATAACGCTGATGGCACGCCTAAGTATCGCCAGGATACGACTCTTTCTACGCCTACTCAGGGCCTCGTTGATACGACCATCCAGAACCAGCAGCATCAAATCGATATCGGCAAAAATCTGCTCAATAGCGTTGATCAGCAATATTCCAAACCTATTGATCTGTCTGGCATCAATCCTCTGCAAACTTCTGCTGGCCCTGCCGCACAAGCGCAATTGGGTAGCTATGTGACCAATGTCGGGAATGGTGGTGGTGAGGTACAGCGATCTCTTGGTGACTGGAGCAATATTCCTGGCGTGATTCAAGGCGCTCAAGATGCTGCTTATAAGAATCAAATGGCGTATCTTGATCCGCAATTTAAAAATCAGAGCAATGATTTGCAGGCTCAGCTTGCTGCTCAAGGCATTACTCAAGGCTCTGCGGCTTATGACCGTGCCCAATCTGAACTTGCACGAAACCAGACATTCTCGCAACAACAAGCGCAGAATGCAGCATTTAATCAAGGTCTACAAGGCGGCAATACTGCCTTCAATATGAACTTGCAATCTGGTCAGTTTAACAATCAAGCTCAGCAGCAAGGATTCAATCAAGCGCTTGCTAATGCAGGACTTGCGAATACAGCAGCTGATGCCCAAACCCGCATCAATCTGGCAAATGCAGCGGCTCAGAATCAACAGGGTCAGTTCAATGCAGGTCTGAATAACCAGGCGAATGCACAAGGTATGCAGAATGCTTTTGCTGCTTATAATCAGCCGCTACAAACTTACAATGCATTGCAAAGTGGTGCGCAGCCTCAAATGCCATCATTCGGGAATGTCCCAGGTGCGAATGTTGCTGGAACTGATGTGGCAGGCATTAGCAATCAAGCATATAACAATGCCGTTGGCTATCATAATGGCTTGATGGGGGATATCAGTTCTTTGGCTAATGCAGGCATGCAATTATTCTCGGATCGGCGTCTGAAAGAAGATATTGAAAAAGTAGGCGAAACGCCTGGCGGTTCCAATGTTTATTCGTATAACTACAAGGCTGATCCTGAAAAGCGAAAACGCATCGGTGTGATGGCACAAGAATTGATGAAGAAGCAACCTGATGCAGTTACCAAAACTCCTTCTGGTTATCTCGCTGTTGACTACTCTAAGGTGACGTAATGGCAGCTCCTGATAACAGCTTCCTAGGCCGTCTTGATCCCAATCTGAATGCTCAACTTGCTACTGCCCAGCAGCAGCAGGCATTAGCACAGGCATTGCAGGCGCGTGCATATGGCGGTGTTCAACCGGTTCAGCCTAATGCACCAATTGGTCTCGGTACAATCATTGGTAATGCTTTGCTAGCATATAAAGCACCAAAAAATCTCGAAGAAGCAAATGCAAAGATCGGCGATATTGAAGCTAAGATCGGCCAACAGCGCCTGAATCTCATGGCTCAGATCCTTAATGGTGGTGGAGAGCAATCCGCACCGCAAACCGGAACTGTAGCGCCTACTCAATCTGGTGGTCCTGTTGCTGCAACTGGTGGTGGTGGTCAACAACGTCCACCGCCAGGACAAGGCGCAATTGGTCAAACTGTACCTGACGTAACACAAGATCCGGTATGGAAGCGTTTTGCCTTTGGTGAGCAGCTTGGCCTACTTCCTAATGGAACGGCAGACAATTACGCCAAAGCTCGATATGGCGCTGCTTCGCCAACAGACCAGATGAAGAATGACATTGCTTCGGGCGTGACGCCTGAGCAGCGCAATGCAATCGCAACTAGTGTTCAGATGTCGCCGAATCAGTCTAACGTCCGCTATGGTCCGAATGGTCAACCACAGGTTGGCATGGTGGCAGCTGATCCGGCCAACAATCTCCAATATGGCGTACAGAATGGCATGATCGGTGCTGCTCCGGTTGGTGGTGTAGCAGGCGCTCGTGCGCAGCTTGCGGGGGCAGAAAATGCTGCTCGTTCTGGAACGAACATCATGACTGTGACCGGTTCCAATGGTGAACAAGTTCCTGTTTGGGCTGGGTCTGCTGCGACCGCTGGTACTCAGCAACTTGGCTTGTCGCCTGGTGAAGTTCCGCCTTATACCGGCGGCACATTGCCTGCGTCTCGCGTGAAACAAATTGAACAATCTGCTGCTGCCGGTAATCCTCAGGCACAGATGTTCATGCAGTCCTATAATAATCGTCCTCAACTTGGTCAGACGCAATCCAACAAGTTGATGACGGATCAGGGCAATCAGCTTTACTCGCAGATTACGAATGAGAATATGAACAATGCTCAGCATCGCCAAATTCTCAACGAAATGTGGCATCTCGCTCAAACTGGGCAATTCGGCCCAGGCGCTAGCGGTATTGCTCGCTTGAAGGCGCTTGCCTCGAATGCTGGTATTGATATGACTGACGCTCAGTCTGATCAAGATGTGATGAAGAAGCTTGCCGCAAACTTCTCCATGTCTCAGCTTGGTAAAGGTGGCACTGGCACTGATGCCCAACTCGCCAATATCCAATCTGCGTTCCCAAATGGCGAGATGACTAATGCAGGTATGAAAAAAGTCATTCCCATGTTGGTCAGCGCTATCGATGCACGCCAAGCACGCGGAAATGTGGCGAATAATTTCCTGCAATCAGGCGGCAAACTATCGGATTTGCAAGGCGTATTAAGCAAGTTTAATGAAGTTGCAGATCCAGGAACGATCAGCCTTGGTCGCCGATTGAGTGCTGCATCGCAAAATGGCAATGTTCAGCAGGAAGTTCAACAATTGCGTCAGCAACACCCGAATGATTGGCAGCAATTGCTGAACAAAATCCAAAAACTTGATCAGATGGGAGCCTTCTAATGCCTGCCATCGACTGGAATGCTGTAAGCGGACAATCTGCTCCATCGCAAGGTGGGGCGATTGACTGGAATGCTATTGCTCAAACGGCTAAGACTCCATTACCCGCTGCTGTCCAGAAAAGTGGGCAGCAGCAAGTTCTGGAGACAATGAGTCCATTTGAGCGCGGGCTTGCAGGTGTTGGCGGCGGCATGATGGGCCTGTATCTCGGTGCAAAGCAGCGTCTCGGTTTGGCAGATCAGAAAGAGATTGATGAATTCCGCCAGAATATGGACCCACTTGCTGCAACAACGGCAGGCGGTGTAGGACAGGCCATAGGTGCTGGTGCTGCTGCTGCACCAGCAATGCTTATCCCAGGTGCTAATACGGCCCTTGGAGCTGCATTGATTGGTGGCGGAACTGGCGCCCTTCAGCCTACCAAAGCGAATGAGAGCGTAGCGCAGAATGCTGCTCTTGGCGCAGCAGGTGGCGTGGCAGGCAAATATATCGGCGATGCACTTAAAGCTGGTGCTGGCGCTATCAAACAAAAGGCAAGCCAAATGCTTGCTGAACGATTGCAACCTGCCGCTGCTGCTGGGATGAACGAAGCGCAAGCTGCTGCGTCTTCTGCTGGCAAAAATCTGGGTATGCGCCTTACACCAGGTCAGGAAACTGGAAGTGTTCCGTTGCAACAGGTTGAAGCTTTTCTCGAAAGCCATCCAGCTACATCCGCGCCATTCAATTCGATCAAGCAAGCCAATCAGGAAATCCTGAATAAACAGGCTGCAAAGGCTATTGGTGAAGGCGGGAAGACTGTTGATGCAACTGTGCTAGGACGCGCGGCGGATCGCATTGGGAGCGTCTATGATGAGGTTCGTGCTACCGGGCAACGATCAATCGATCCAGATCAGTTCCTCAATTCGATGTCGAATATCGAAAAGGAATATGAAGGCTTGATTGGTGATGGAGCCAAATCTGTAGTAGATCATCCGCTTGTGAAGCGTTTCATGGGCTATGCGACTAAAGGTGAGGCTTCAGCAGAACAACTTTCTGATCTGGCCTCGAAACTGACGAAAGCATCTAATCAGCAGATGACATCCGGGATGGGAGACCGTCAACTCGGCATGGCGCTGGCTGATGTGAAGAATCATGTAGATGATCTGCTTCAATCCGGGTTGCCTCAAGACTTAGCGTCGAAATTCGCTGATGCACGCGGCCAATACCGTAATCTGATGCTGCTCACTTCGCGCCAAGGTGTTATCAACCCGTCCAGCGGGAATGTGAATGGTCGAGCATTAGCGGCGGCTTTACAGGCGAAAGATCGCTCAGGCTTTCTCTTTGGACGCAATGAAAGCCCATTGTATGAAGCTGCACGTTTCTCGCAGGCATTCCCGGCAATTGTTGGCGATTCTGGAACCGCTACGCGTAGCAGCGCATTTAATCCAGTCAACATCGCATTGGCAATTCCTGGCTATGTTGGATCGCGTGCATATGTCTCTGGCCCTAGTATCGCATTGGCTAAAGGGTTGTCAGCAGGAACAACTGCCGCTGAGAATGCAGGATTGCAATTGGCAAAAGCAGGAGCGACCGCTATTGATCCATTGGCTAGTTTGTATGCATCTCCACTATCGGCTGCGCTTCTTCAGGGAACCGTCCCAGAGAAGAAAACTGCGAAGAAATGATGGTGGCATTTGCTTTACTCGTTTTACTGCAAATGAGCAAAACAGTGAGAGAATAGCTGCGATAAGTGCTTGTGCAATACCAATCAGAAATACAGAGGACATAGTTTCCTCAAACTAGGAATAAGGAGTACAAATTATGCCATGGAATGGGTCTGGCACATTCAATCGAAAGCACAATTGGACGCAAGAGGCCGCTGTTGGTACTCCTATTCTCGCGACTAATTTTGACGATGATACGAACGACATTACAAGCGTAGGTCTTGGCAATTGCATCACTCGTGATGGCCAAGGCGGTCCCGCTGCGAATATCAGCTGGAACAATTTCAAGATCACAAATCTTGCTAATCCAACCTTAGCACAAGATGGTGTAACGCTTAGTTTTATGCAGACTGCGATTACACAGGCCACATTCAATACAGCGCTTCCTAGTCAGCCTGGTAATGCTGGCAAATTCGTTACTACTGATGGCACGAATGCAAGTTGGTCGAATGTATTCGGCGTAGCTGTTGACGAAGCAAAAGGCGCGAATATCGCATCTGCTGCCACGATCAATCTGAGTACCGGCGTTGGTACAGGTAATCTTATCCATATCACCGGCACGACAACGATTACAGCAATGACGATTCCTAGCGGCGCCGAACGTACACTAGTGTTCGATGGCATTCTGACGTTGACCAACAGCGCAAATCTGATTCTGCCAAGCGGTGCAAATATCACGACTGCGGCAGGAGATTCCTGCAAAGTACGCGGCGATGGCGCTAGCGTAGCGCGAGTGGTGAGCTATACCACAGCTACAGGCCGAGCATTGGTTGTAACGCCGCCTGGCTTGGTAAAGATCGCTGGCCCAGTCACTCCATTAGCGGCACCTACTGCTGATTTCCTGAGCCTATTCAATAGCACGTATGATAACTATCGAATCATCATTGATGGTATTACACCAGCAGCTGATGATTCTCTGCTTCTTCGCGTAGCAGTAGCGAATGCTGCTGATTCGACTAGTAATTATTATGGCGGTCTTCCAAGTGGTACTGTCATTACTGCTTCGGCGACATCTGCGCCAATTACAGCAGGTGTTACAACCACAGCAGGAAGTGGAGCGTCATTTACAATCGATATTTTGAATGTGAATGATGCCGTAAGAGCAAAACAAATTCTTGCGTCTGGTGCATCTCAGCGTAATGCAACGCCTGGATTCATTGTCACGCAGCAGAATACACAATTTAATCGAGCCAACGTCGTAACGGGATTCCAATTGCTTTGGTCTACTGCTAGCAATTTCAGTGCTGTAGGTTCGATTACAGTGTATGGCTATTCAAAAGTGTGAGGTTAATATGCAGATTGCTTATTACGATGTCGAGAAAAATGAGATGTGTTTGCGTGATGCGACAGCAGAAGAGCAAGTGGCTATTCTGTCCGCATCTTCCGA